GAATGTTTGCAACAGTGCTTGTGGAGTTGGACGACTGCACCATAGTAAAATAGCAAATAATAAAAGCAGACGGTAAATGCCGCCTGCTTTTTTATTTATGCCTGCTTTTTTCGCTCATAGAATGGTTTAAAAATGTCCGGAAGCTCTGGAATACAAGCACTGTCAATTGACATATCTGTGCCGATTACGTCAAGATGAAGAATTGGCAATTCAGTTTTACTTGCGTCCCTTCCAAACGAAAACCTTGTCACCATACTGGAAATATCCTTTCCATCAAGAGTAATTTTGGTTTTACCTGCGCCAGCTTGTTTAATTTCTACTTTTGCCATTGTGTACCTCTTTCCGGGCGGCATTTAGCCGCCCTATTTTATATTAGGTCGCTGTTGGGCTAGTACGCCCAAGAACGCGGTTTCCACGGTTTGCGGATTCCGCAATTTTTTTGTCGTCGGTGTAAAGAAAAACCTGTATGTTTTCAATGGCATGCTCCATTTTGTCCATGCGGTCGAGAATACGATCTGTGTCCACTTTATCGTTGCTAGATCCGCTGTTTTTGACAATTCCCTCAGCAATCTGTGAGTATACTTCATTATTCAATGGCAAAACGGCTTCATTGTCTTTTCCTTCACCAATGATGGCCTGCGTTGTACTTGTAATCAATGCACCTGATGCAAGTCTGGGTATGCTAATAGGTGAAATGTTAATTCCGTAAGTTTTCCCACCTATTCCCAAAACCCAATCTGGAACAGTAAATTGAACTTTGTCAATCATTGAAATAATCCAATTAATTCCGCTTTCAAATACGCCTATAACGCCGTTCATTAGGTCTTTTGCCCATTGCGTAATAGGGTTTTGACTAATGTCGTTTGCGGCTTTAACTCCTTTCATTCCTGCCAAAATAAGTCCTATACCTATTGGGATTCCAGCACCTGTCAAGCAGAGCAAAATGCCAACTGCCACACTGGCAGTGGACGCAATGGATAGAATACTGCTTAGAACCTCTTTTATCTTGTCCTTAACAGTGTCCCAATTAAGAGCGGCCGCAGATACGATCCCAATTGACCCTGCAATAATCATCCCTACGCCAAGTGGAATATGTCCGGTACTGGTAAGTATTACTCCGATGGCAAAGAGAGCGCCGGAAATAATAGCAGTCCATGCCCCTACTTGTTGTTTTAACTGTGAACTCATGCTTCCCCAATTTAATGATGCCGAAGCCCACATGGTTGTAGCGCCAGCAATCAGAAGCCCGATGCCCAACGGAAGATGCCCTGTTGCCGTAAAAATTGCACCGAGAGCCAACATTGCCACGGCACTGGTAAAGGTAATTGCCCCCAAAGATTGTTTAACTTTAGGGCTGATGCTGTCCCAATTCAGCGTCGCAGCCGTAGTGGTTATGCCGCCGATCATCAGAGCAATACCAAGACCCACGGCAGCGCCGGAGAAGGCCAGCACAGCGCCTAACGCAAGCTCAACGGCGCCCGTAATTTCTAAAAGCCTTTTTACCTTGTCAAGGCTAGTTTTTGTCTTGTCATGCAAATAGTCCCAATCTTCTTTGGCCTGTTTTGCCATTAAAACGGCTCCGACTGCCATCAGTCCCAGCCCCAGCCGCACGTTTGCTCCGGAAAATACAAGAATTGCACCAATAACCAAGGGAGACGCTTTTAAGAGCCGGTTCAACGTATTAACGTTGTCCTTTACAAAGTTCGCAATTTTGTCTGTGACTTGACCGATCTTGTTCACCCATCCCGGAACTTTCACGGTTTTGAACATATTGCCGTAAGATGGCATACCGGCAGAGCCAGATCCTGATTTTGATTTTGGGGTTGAACTCTCGGTCTCTTTAGAGAGTTTGTTCAATTCATCAAAGCCCATAACGGTACGCTGCAACTCTTTTATTTTTTTATTGGCATTGCTTGCGCCGTTGCCGGACTTGTTTAAGGTGGCCGCATAATCCACATTAGCTCGCTTTGCTATTGTAACGGTACTGGAATGGTTAAAGATCCGCGCATTAAGTGCAGCAATCGTGTTAAATACGTTTGCCAAAGCGTCTGTGATCTGATTCAAAACAGGGACTAAAGACTGAAGAACCGGCATGAGAGCCGCTCCAACACTGTTTTTTAGATAAAGTGCATTCGTCGAAAGAGCCGACATAGCGCTGTTTGCCCTATTGCTTGCGAGAGCCATGTTTTGGATTCCGGTCACAATTCCCTGCTGCACAGCGCTGAATATGCGGAAAGCTGCAATACGGACAAGCATCTTTTCCATCATGCGCATAGTGCTAGACCATGCGCTTTTAGTTTTACTGGCGGATTTTTCGCCTTTGCTGCCGAGTCTGGAAAAACCCCATCCGGCTTTTTCGGTGGAGGAAGCAACACTTGACATTTCTGCTTTCAGCTTTTCTTGCTTATTGAGAAGCCGATCCATAGCACTGTCAGCGGACAGCATACGCTTTTCAATACGGAGATATGAGTTGCTGCCTTCGCCGCTTTCTTTTGCTGCTTGTGATGCCGCCGACGCAAGATTGTGATAAAGTCCGCGCTGGTTGTCAATTTGCTGGCTTACCAGTTTAATTTTTTCTGCAAGCTCATTAAACTGTGCCTGTGCGCTGGATGACATATGGGATACATGGGGAATCAGCCCGTCAATGAAGTTTTGAATTCTTCCGATTTCAGACTGTACATTGCCCGTGCTGAAATTAAAGGATACTTTATGGGGAGTTCCCATTTCAGAAGCCAATTTTGTGTGCCCCGGTGCCGGAGTGGGTTCATATGTGTCCGTTGGAACCTCCGGGGTAAGATTAATTCCCTCGCTGCCGGTGCTCGTGTTATATTTTTGTGCAAACTCTTTTGTTGGCATTGAAAATGCTGCATTATTATGAGCCGCGATAGCTTCCGCTTCTGATACCTTTTTAAAGGCATTCGAGAGCTTTTCTGCTTGCAGCCTTGACTTATCCATAGACACATTTGCACGGTCTAAGCGCGCTTGATACATGGCCTCATTTGCTTCGGCCTTTTTGCTCGCCGCTGCAACGTTCCCGGTGGATTTTGTCAGCCTGTCCAGTGTGGCAAACGCTTTGGAGCTGGAAGCAAGAGAGTCCATTCTTTCGGTAAACTTTGTGAGTGAGGGAACCATCTTTTCAACCGCGTCCTGCATCTTCGTGACTTTATTTATGACACGATCAATTGCATTGGCGGCCTTGTCAGACGATCCTGTAACTTCAATCATCAGATCGTCATTGTCTGCCATTTTCCTTTCCCTCCCCTATCATAAAAGCCGCAGCGCTTATGGCCACGGCTTACAAAAAAATCTCATTTGCGCTGATTTAAAACTGCGTCAATTCTGGCCGACTGTGCACGGATGCTGTCCTCAACCGCAGAGTGCTTATCTGGAAGTTCCTTTTGCTTGTCTGCCTTCTGCTTTCCAAAAATGTCCAACGGCTTTTGAGGATACTGCACATTGTTAGCAAAGCAAGCGTTAATTGCGGCAGCCACATACCGTCCTTGAATCCATGCCGCCGTATTGATCTGGCGCAGTTCATTCCGCTTTTGTTCTCGGTAGATCTTTACATAAATCCAGAACAGTCTCGGCTCCCCATACCAGAATTCATTGATGGGACAGCCTACGATTAAGGCAATGGGAAGCAGGTTCTTCTCAAAATACTCTGTTGGGGACGGTAAATTTTCGGAGCTTACGCCTTGGGACTTTTGCTGACGAGAAATTTCTTCCCGGTCGAGGCATTGCTCCCGCCCTGCGTAAAAACCTCCATAAAGGGATTGATAAGAGCCTCATACACGGACTCAATTCCAAACTCTTCAATGGCCTTGTCGGAAATTTCCGCCGCTTCCGCCGGACTGATATTCGGGTGGAATCTGCGAAGCCCCACATAGAAAAGCCGGTCTGTAGTGCTGAACATTTTTTCTTTCATGTCGGTAAGCTGGCCGCCCATTTCCTCATACTGGCGCACGCTGCCACGGTCGAAGAACATTTTATAGGTCTTATTCTCTACATTTACATCAAAAGCTGCCATATTATTCTATTCCTCCATAATTAAAAATCAGGATGCAGAAATCAGCGCAGACGTATCATCCACATGTTCATGGGACGCAACGGCAAACGAAATTTTGGCTTCATCCTTTTTGCCTTCGCTTACCCCTTCCTTCCATGTAGCTCCGGTCCCAGAGAATTTCTCTCCGCTTCCGTCCTGATAGACAATCAAATAGTTCTTTGCGACGGTCAGACTGATTGCGGCAACCACTTTGGCAAAGTTGTCCTTAGTATAGTTGTACCCGAATTCATAATTAGGCGTATCCGGGCGGTCTGAAATATACTTTTTTTGGGTATCAGACAGCGTTGTTGCATCAATTTTTCCGGGCGCGGAGCCTGTTGCCGGGGCAGACGTAATGTCAACCAGTTTTTCATATTTCCCAGCCGTTGCACCTTCCGCGTACAAATAGGTACCAACATCCGAAATTGCAATAGGAGTATCAGGCATATGTATCCCTCCAAAAATTTAAGAATAAATGATTTTTCTAGACTCGTCGATTTTGCACTGATAAATCAGCATATATCGGTAAATCGTTGTATCAAGCACATTGTCAACCGGTTTTGCCGTAATACGCTTCAAATGATATTGATCTTCCATGATCGGCACTATTGCATCACGAATTTTCTTTACAACAATCTCACCGGTACTGTGATTTGCGTAAATGTCGATTTTCCATGACGCTTGCGACTGCCGTTCCCCATAGCTAAGATTGTGGGATGTTTCCGTGTTATCAAGATCAGCAATGGTAACGTATGGAAAAGTTGTTGTCGTTGCCTGGTATTTCTTTTCAACCAGTGCGTTCGGATACAGCTTCAAAACGGCAGACTTTATTTTGTTGTAAAGCTCATTTGTAAGATCAAGCATGTCCCATACTCACCTTCAATGCTTCTCCGGCATATTGCCGCATAAACTCACGGGTACGGTACACGAAAGCAGAAGCAGGTTGGCCTTGCGTAGTGTGCCAATTCCCATCTCTATCTTTAAACGACCAGCCCTTTACACCATGACCGTTATGGTCGTATACCCAACCGGGAGCCGGTTCAGGGTGGGGGCTGTCTCTGCCACGAATTCCTGTTCCGTACTCCACAAAGATTGCATAGTCAGAGCCAACTAGAATTTTACCGGTATTGGCGTTCTCGTCATATTCCCATGAGATACTTCCTGCAAGTTCTCCACTGTCAACTTTCACAATGGAAAGCATGTATTCGTACCCCTTTTGGGTTAGCTCTTCAACGGCTTTTCTTGTTCCACTGTCGATTGCATCTGCCTTTTTCATCAAAAGGTCTTTAGCATTTTGAATTGATGACCGGCTGAATACGTTTATGGAAATCTTCTCGCTCATGCTTTAGGTGCTCCTGCAATCTTCTTGAAATACACGGTAATCTGGCTGCCTGTATCAAGCACTTGTTCAACCGTGTAGTTGTAATTCATTGGCTTTGCAGGATCTCCGTCAGAAAGTGTGCCGTTTGGCTGAATACCAATCCAAGCAATAGAGTTTTCAACAAACTCATAGCCGCCAACATCAAACGGAGTAAACTCGGCCTTTAGTATGCTTTTGACATCGGTACCGAATGCCTGCCGTTCAAGTTCATCGGTAATTGGCTTGACATTGATGGATAGCTGTACTGGTTCATCCCACACGTTTTCCATAACACCAGTATCGTTTCCGTCGGAATCCTTAATCTCTTGCTGTGGCAAAGGCTGCGAAACGTACACTGTACGCTTTTCCTTTTTGAGACTTCTCATAATATCACCCTAGCTACTGGAGAAATATCGGCTAGCATGCTTTCCGGAATAGAGGCGCTTTCGTATTTGCGATCTACGCCGTTTTCTTTATGTTCTGTTTCTCCCTCTGCCCCTTGCTTGTTGTACAAGTAGGCGGCAATCTCAATTTGCTTCATGTTCCAGCGCTGCTCCATGGGATTGTCTGGCAGGCCTCGCCGCTCTTCAATGGCTGATTCTGCCGTGTCAAGAAGCATCTGGAGTTTCGCGTCCTGCGTTGAATCCGGGATGTCAAGCCATAGTTTCAGTTTTTCAAGTTGAGAAAGGTCCGCCATAAATTACCTCTTCTTCTGTATTGCCTGTTGTTTTGCGTTTAAATTGCTGGATGCTTTTGCCTGTGGTGCCAAGGAAACGGCTTTTGCCCCTTGCTTGACTAATTTACTCACTTCGACGTCGGGTACATCAAAAGGCTTTAGGGGCGGCCTTAAAAGGCCGCCATAAAGCACATAAAACGGAAATACGACTTTTGCCATAGTCAAGCCACCTTCATAACGCCCACGGTGTTCATGCCCTCATAAGACGGCAGAACAATTTCGGAAGCAATCGTTTCAAGATTCACCGGATGTGGCTGCAAAATCTGCGTTACCGCAATGCCTGTGCCAACCAAGGAAGTCTTTGCCTGCGGCGTAGACTTTCCCATAAGGTCAGCCTCCTCCGGGGTAGTGCCATAGTATGTACTGCCAAGGCTTACGCCGCTGTCAAACAGTGTGACATACTTGTCCGGATAGTACGCATGGACGGCCTTGCTTTCATCACGGAATTTTTTTGTGTAAACAATAATGCTCACGCCAAGGATCTGCGAAAATGCCTGCTTTACAATGCTCGGTGTAATGAAGATGTTGGCCACCGGGTTTTGTGCAAGAATAGCGTCATGAACCTGCTTTGAAGCCATAAGCATATTGAATGTCGCGCGGCTCATAATCGCAGTGTTGGGACGTGAGCCTGTGGCGTTTTCAATAGTATCCTGCACGGCTTCAATGTCGGTAATGGGCGTTGCTGTGGCTGCCACATTCCACAACTTAGTGGAATCCGCAATCGGCACATAGTTAGATGCTTTCCAGCTGCCGTCAGGGTCATAATTATAGGTATAATCGACACCATTTGCGGAAATGTGGATACCGGCATTCCCGGAATCAGGAGCCAGAAGCTGCATTCTCATACGTTCTGGGACAACATAAGCGCCTGCGACAAGGTCGTCAATGTCGTGATAGATATTGTCAAGAACCGCCTGCACAAATGGACTGTTGGAATCCTGTGCCTTAAGAATTTCCTGCCGGTCTTTTTCATTGATGTGGTAGCCTTCACGGAAGAATGGCATTTCGGTTTCAATCTTTGAAACGCCAATCCTGTCGCGGAAGGTGGCTTTTGCATCAAAGTTAGAAGGTTTCAGGGAAATCGGAAGCCCGCGCGTGCCTTTAATCCATGAAAGATCAAGCCCTGCTTTCTTCCGTTCAGGGAAAAGCCCTGCACCAAGGAAAGGCTGTTTATTGCTGGGATCTTCGATAAACGCCGCAGAAACAGCTTCCGGCGAAAAAAGTTCAGTTAAATTCATAATTGTTTCCTCCTGTCAATCAGCAAAAAAGGACCATTGGGAGCGCGGATTTTGTGGCCGTGTCAACCGTAACACCGGAATGAGCCTGTGCTTTTACTGTGTCAATGAATCCGTGAATGACGATAGTGCCATTCGGGTTATCAGTCGTAACATCCGAAAGCAGGATGCCGACTGCATTCGAGACGTCACTCGTAGTTACTGCGGCTTTGCCGTCGGCTCCAATCGGAGTGCCTGCTTTGAAAATGCCGTCGGCATTACCTGTAAAGTCGAGCGTCTTTGGAATGGCTACATAATGGTCGTTGGCAAGAATTTCTGTAGTCCCGCCGTATATGCCCGTTTTAGTGAATTTCATTGTTTATTCCCTCCGTTAGTTTTTGTCGATAAACTGTTTCAGGATGTCATTAGAGGCTTTTGACTCGGCTGCGCGGCGCTTTGCAAAGCCTTTTGCGAGCTTTACGGCAGCACTCGTACCATTACTGCCCGGGTCATCATCAGAATCAGGCTTTTTAACCTTTTTCATGGCTTCTTTAATTTTTTCGTTGGTGGCCTTGTCAATAGCATCTACAAGGGTTTGAGTGCGCTTCAAAGTTTCGGTCTCGTCCTCCGTAACTACGCTGTCAAGCATTGTAGAGCGTGCTACGTCGTCGGTAACGCCCCTGCTTACCAGCAGCGACTCGGCTTTGAGACGGCATTTTGCTTTCGCAAGCTCGGCTTTCTGGTTGTTCAATTCATCAAGTTGCGCCTGCACTTTTTGTTCTGCCGTCATTTTGGATTCTTTTTCAACCTGTGCTTTGATTTCAGGCGTAAGTTTTGCCTTCATGGATTCCTCACGGGATTTCAAAGCCTGTTGAATTTCACGGTCAAAGTCGGCCTGCGTGGCAAAAGACTTGAAAGGCTCTGTATCTGTCTGCGTCTGCGCAGTCGGTGCATTAGTCTGTGAATTTGCTGTTTGCGTGCCATTTTCGACGCTTGTAGAAGCCGTGGAGCCTGCTTCAGCAGTTGTCTGAGAAACTGTACCAGTGGCAGAACCACCGCCATTTTCACCGGCAAAGCACCTTGCATACTGCCGAATTGTTCTAAACCTTTTCATCCTGAATTCCTCCGTATTCCGTGCCGTTCCTCTGCTTTCTTCCCCCGTAGGTTTTACTCACTTCGGCCCGTCTCGTAATAAATTTTCTATTTATTCTCAAAACCGACGTGCTTGGCGGAACCGTCAAGCGTCAGGATTTGGAATCGCTTGCTTGCGTTTGGAAGCATCAGCCCCCGAAGGGCATAGCCGCCATAATCTTGAAAACTGCTGCATACGACGCTAGTAAATTCCGTTGTGGAAACTGCTTCGTTGTGCATATCCACTCGAATTTTGCAGGGCGGCGTTTCTTCCGGAATGTGGGTGTGGCCGGAAATTATAATGTCAGCTCCGTCAACCGTGTACTCCCACTTTTGGAGTTTGTTTCGCGTCTTGCCGTGAATGAGCACCACACAATAGGAAACCTGTCTGTCTTTTTTCGCCGTACCGAGGCTGATTTTTAGGAAACAGGCGTTTTGCCTGTATCTATCCTCAATGCCCAGTCTGCAAAACACATCGTAAAGCGGGTCATCGTCAACATCGCGGATATTTCGGTAACAATGGTTTCCGCCGCAGGCTCCGAGGATTTTCTCTTTGATTGGGTTTAACGCCTCATAGAGATATTCCTTTTGCTGTGCGGGGCGCATCTTTTCCTCGTAGACATTCGTTTTGCTAGTCTTAATCCCGTTGTTCAGCATGTCGCCTGCAATAACCGCATACCCATAAGGGTCGCCCTGAACGGTTTGGACCCACAACTTAAATAGCTTTTCGTCGAATTCAGCAGACCCTATGTGTGCATCGGCTATCGGGTAAAGATGGATGTACGGAAAATCCCACGGGAGTTTGTGCTTCACCATAACAAAGTCATTTATCAAGTTTTCGCCCCCGTATTTTTTCAATAAAGAAGGGTTTTACCGGACGCTATGCCAGTCATTTTATCGGCAGAAGCCCTTAAACTTGCCTGTGGCATGGTCGGAGAGATTTGAACTCCCATAAGCGGTTTTGGAGACCGCTATGCTTCCGTTGCATCAAGGCCATATGTGTGCGCCGCTGCCTCTGGGATTCCCCACGGCGCAAATTAAGGCATACGAGAAGGAGTAAATCGTTGGGGATATTTGGCTTTTGTGGTGGCGGTAATATTAGGCCAATACCGCTAATGGCTCATGTCCTGTTCTGCTGAACAGAAAAGAAAAAAAGCGCCAGTAACCCGATTTCTCGGATAACCGGCGCTCTAGGCGCTCTAATTTTTTCCTTGCTAGGAAATGACCGCTGCTATCAGACAAACGATAAAAATAACTGCAAGAGGAATCCAGATTGGGGATAAAACCCATAGCCATGGCCATGTAATCACTTTGCAGAGCTTCAAAACAATAAAAACAATTGTCAGCATTTCAAAAAGGCCATTTCCGCAGCCGCATGAGGCTCCTTCGTTACCCATTTTTCCCCTTTATGTTCATATGCCCGCATTTGGGGCATTTTATTTGATATTCTGAATCTTTCGGGAGTCTCCCCAAAAGCCGGTTGCAAGTGTAATATCTGTCCGTTGCCGGATTGTACATAATGTTGTTGCAACGGACTTCGACAAGCGGCTCTTTTCTACTCTTCTCCGTCCGTTGTGTCATCCGGATTGTTTCCCTCCCCTAATGTCTTAGGCGTTTCTGCAACTTGACCCTGCCCTGATGCCGCAGCTTTTTGAGCCTGTTCTTCTTTATATTTCTGCCCCCGCTCTGCCATCTGCTTCGGGTCGTCCGTAACTCCGATAAGCGAGATAATATCTTCCGGATGAAACAGCCCCGTACTTTGCAAATTGGAAGCGGCCTGCGATTTATTAAGAAGATTGTTCGTGCGGTTCCTGATAAATTTCACATCAATCTGCATTGGTTTAAGATCAATCTTATTGAATACTTTTAGGATTCTGCAAACAATCCTCAATGTCTGACGCTCGGACTTTTTGAAATTGCGCTCTTTTGTACGGGCAACAAGCTCCAATGATTGGAATCCGTCGCGGAGATAAACAGCATCGCCAGTGTCTCCTCCGCCACTGGAACGCTCTTTTCGGTCTGGAATGCCGGAAATTGCATACGCATAGTCAATCAGCGTTTGTGCAAGCGTTTCAGCTTCATTCTGATCTACGGACGCGCTAACGTATTTAACGTCTGGCTTTGATGTGCTTCCTGTAGCGGGCAGCTCCATTGCTCCATACTGCTGGAGCTTTTCATAGTCGCTTGTGTTGCCGTTGCCCCGTGCCTTATTTTCCTCTTTGGTTTTTAGATGGCAGCCAACGAATACCAAAACCGAATTAACAACTTGCTGAATGCTATTCATCCTGTCGGAATGAAGCTGCGATATTGCATCAAGGATTGTCATTACGACTTCAAAGTCGCCAATTTCAAATTCGTTGTTTGGATATTCAATGATTGGCATGGCTCCAAGAAAATGTGCCAGTGGATCGCCAACCATGTCGGCAGCCTTTATTTCCGTAGTAAGGCCGCCTTTCACGGAATACCGGTATCGAAATTTCCTGTCATATACTGTGTAAAGTGTGCCGCTTACATTGCCATTATCGTCAAGCAATGAACTGTATGTAACTCCCAAAAGCGGCTTGTGTCCTGCTTTTGAAGAATATATTACGAATGTGTTCCATGGTTCCAATGTTGGAATTTCGAACGGTGCTTCATCTTCCTCCCCGGCATCGTCAACCACTACAAGGCGATATGCAGTGCCGCAAATGGAAGCATCCTGCGCAAGTTTCATGTCCTCCTGCGCCTTGTTCTCACTGTCCATGAATGTATTCAGCTTTAGAACATTTTCTGAATCTTCATCCTCTTTGGCTGTGTATTGAATAGGCTCACCGAGGAAATAGCCTGTCGAGTTACGTACAATAGAATAGGCGTTGTTGATAACAAGTTTATTATTTATTTCCGGCCTTACTTCTTTTGCACGATACAAAATAGGCTGGTTGCCGCGAAAATATTTGAACAGATAAATGATTTCCCGCCTGTTCATAAGGTGGCGCTGCATAGCGCCATTCACAATGGCTGGTATAGAATTCTCGTCAATCTTTTCCGGGTCACGCGACGTATAAATGGCTTTGCGCCCAAGGAACATATGATCTTTCATGCCATTTATTTCATTATCTTCCATGCCACTTATAAGTTCCAATTGCGTGCCCCCTTACTTTCAGTTTCATTAACTTCTACGTATAATTATACCATAAAATTAACGTTTTTGCAACATTCTGGAGCCTTGATCTAAACCAATGGGGTTAGAATGACAAGCATTACAGGGGCAAACTGCGGCGATCCACAATTCTTACTTCCATTCCAGACAAGTCCTTTACAAGCTGTGAAAGCATGGCAAGCGAATCCGGCGCATCATCGTGCTTTGATTTCCCTGTAACCGTAAAGCCAAGCACGTTGCGCATGGCATCTTTGTATTCTTTTGGCGTATTTGGTGATTGAGGATTCAGAAACACAAAATGCTTCTTTACAAAATCGCTTTCAGTTACAATTTTTGTTATCTTGTTTGTCGAAGTAAAAAACTCGCGGATTGACGTATAGCCGCCGCCTCCACGAATCAGCTGATTAACGCCGTCTGCGTAATAATCGCCGCCGTTATTCATTTCAACGTCAAGCCTTGATACATTGTGCTTTAGACACATATTAGCAACAAGCGGCTTTGTAACGTCAGGAAGCCCGTTGTTGAATACCCACGCTGGGATGTAAACAAGGTCGCCATATATAACTCCGCAGGGAGCGGAAACATAGTCTCTGCCTTGCCCTTTACTGTCGCATACAGCCACTATGGCATCAGGCTCTTTGTCTTTTGGAAGATCCCCGTTGAAATATTGCAGACCGTCCTCATGGTACAGCACGCCTTCACGTTCAATCGGTTCCTGCTGATAAATGGAACGCCATGAAATGTCGTCCATGCTGTCTTTCAGCATCTTAAAATGCTTTGTAGAAAAACCAACGCCATATTTGTACTCAAAATTTGAGTTGCCATTAATGTCAAGCGCCGGAATTTTTACGAATTTAGCCTTTTTCTTACCCTCATATTGCGCTTCAAGCCTGCCAAGGGGGTCCCAGACACTCCACCGTGTACCAATAACAAGCATCTTGCAGTTTTCCTTCATACGGGACATGAGGTCATTGGTGAATTTCGTCCAGAGCGTGTCCATCCGGTCTCGATTAAGGGCTTCTTCAGAACCGGAAACCATATCGTCGGCATACAGGAGGCTTTCGCAACGTGTCGCGCCGGTAAGACCGCCGTCGATAGAACGGCAAGTAAGCGTTTTGAAGCGGTGCTGCCGTGCAAGGTCGATCGTTTCGTCCTTTGCGTTGGTAACGGCCAACGGGGAGCTTGGAAAAATCTCGTTAAATTTGTATTCCGGGTCTTTTATAAACGATATTGCTCCGTCGTAGAAACTGCGGCACAGTTTATCCGCATAGGCCGAGGCCAGCGACGGCATATCTGGGTTGCGCCCCATGAGCCATGTCATGTAGAGAATTCCCAAGGTCGTATTGTGAGTAATGATGAAATCGTCTGTAACGTACAGTTGCGATGGGTCGTCTACCATAATACACTGGCATTTTTCTTTGCCTACATACTCCACATGATCTATGAACTTCTTAAACACATTGCGTTTGAAATGAAGCGAATTGCTCTTTCGTGTAAGGAAAAATGGTTTAGCGGAATTGTTGAAAATTATTGAAATTTTATATACCAACCTGCATTTTATAAGTTTTCCATTTTTACGATAAGAACCAGTTTTAGTTGTCGCCGTAGCTCTTCCTCCTAAAGACCGTACAAGCGAAACAACATCTGTGCAAAGATGCTGTGATATAGTAGCATATTCGATGCAAGAACCGCCAGCATATCCATCGGTATCAAGCAATCCGCGCAATAGTTCCCATCTGTCCTCAACGGATGCAATCATATAGTCGTTAGGAATGGATTTGCTTTCGCTTTTTGAGCCAATCAGCCCGTATCTTTCAAGTGCCTGCTGCGTTTTTGTTTTAGTCATAAATCCGCGGCAATCGCGTTTATCATCTGACTTTTTGATGCGATATGTCATGCGGCATTTATGGTCAAGAATATCCCCGTCCGGCAATAGCTCACTGACTTTTTCAACTATTTCAGAATCAGCGCTTACAAATGATAAGTTTCCGCCAGAAAGAGAACCATCGCCGAGTAGAACGCCCATTATGTATGGGTGAAGCGGCAATTTCCTGCCAATGAATTCTACAGGCTTTACATAATCAACCGAATAATTTAAGCGATGCCCATTTTCCACATGGAGATTTTTCATCATGTCTTGAAGCTGAATATCGCGGTAGCGCCCATTTTCTCCAAAGCGGCTTTTTCGCCTGTCATCGCGCGTTTGAACGTGCCAGATGTGCTCTTTGCAGCATTCCGTTGAAGTGCCATCGTTAAAAACGACGCGATAAACATCTTTAATCCCTTGTGGAAACACACCGATAGCATGGCAATATTCTCCGGAGCCGGAAATCAACTGGTCGCCAACGTGAACATCTCCCATATTCTTAAATCCAGTTGGAGTTAGTACTTTGCTATAAAGCGGTTGCGCTTTTCCGCTTCCGGGTGGAAGTGAAAGCCCGTAGACGTTCAGCTTTCCGTCCGCTAAATCCTGCAAATCTCGCACAATGGGCCGCAGCACCTTCATGCGCGGAGGGTAAAACTTTTTTTCCGGCTCACGGTCTTTCTCCATGTAGAGAAGGAAACTGTGAAAGTCATATGGAGCCGCAAAAAGGAACGTTTGCCAATAACTTTTGAGCATTTTCTTAACTTCGGTAGGAGATAAGTCAGGCCGCTTAATTTCTTCGTTCAGAGCCTTTCGTAACTCATAATTAGCCCATAGAGCGTGTGGCATATCTTCGTCTTTGCGGTAAATAGTCCGCAGGGCAAGGCATTCTTCTACCCTTTTGCCACAATCCATGTGCGGATGACCTTTTATATCAAGCAGAAATTTTACTTTTGCCTGTTCCAATTCTTCCGAAAGCATAAAAAATAGAGCCACCGTCCTTTTTTTACTGAACGGCGCTCTATATGGCGCTCTAGTTTTATAATCCGCTGTGAATAATGTCCGCTTCAATTTCTTTATTGTGCGTTACAATTTCCAGCCGTTTGTCATCTTTCATAAATCCGGCAATGTACCCCTCCGGAGAGTCCCAGTCATATTGTGTCTGCCAGAGTGAATATCCTTTTTCTTTGAGAGCCTTTTTCATCAGAAGCCATTTTTCCATATGCTCAAACCGCTTACGTTCCATGGCGAATTATCCCCCAGCGTCTCTTTTATAGAAAGGGCATTTGCCCGCATTCGCACAAGGATATTCCGTTTCTTTCATTGGGGTATTCGGAAGATCAAGCTGCAAAGGCTCATTCAAAATATCACGAAGCGGGCATCCCAGAGCCTTAGCAATTTTTTGTATCGTTGAAATCATTGGATATCCGGTACTAGATTCAATGGCCTGCACACGCTGGCGGGACATTCCGGTTAGGTTTGCCACTTGTTCAAGCGTCCATTTCTTTGATTCCCGAATCTCTTTTATCTTCTGCCCGATGGTCATAATAATCTCCTACACAAATTTCCATTTGCAACCACCGGCAGTCTTGGCCCTTCCGTTGCAACAGTCTGAAATGTTGGATGACGAAACGCCAGTGGCTTTTACGGCCTCGCTTATGGAAACGAATTCTCTGATTATTTTACCACTCATGCCGCATTTTGCAACAGGGCTAAATAGTTTTGACCGTTCTATGTCTTTAATTTTATCCCCCACCGCATCATTTTTGAACCGCCAAATAAATCCACCACAGGACTTTGCCTTTCCACGGCAACAAAGGCTGATGCTGGCTGATGCTAAGTGGCATTTCTTTCCCGCTGATTCAATGGAAAGGTATTCGCCTACTTTATTTCCATGAAGGTCATATTTGATAACGGAATTGCTTTTTGGTGCACCACTGCCCCTATATTTCAAATATCCATCAATCTTTGCGGGAGATTCATTTCCGCTTTTGTATCGCCATAAATAACCCATGTATTGAGGCTTTTTGCCAAGGCAGCATAGAGAAATTTCACACGATTTGAACCCAAGCTTCCTTTCGATCTCCCCCATAGAGGGAAACTCGGCCATAAATTTTCCGTCTATTGAATATTGCAGCACCGGTTTGCTCCCAATCCCGTTCCGATTTTTGGCCGAGATGCGTTGTTTGAGAGTTCCGTAGTTTTGGTTGTACTTGTGCGTGCACCACTCTAAATTGTCCACACGATTGTTCGCTTTGTTTTCGTCCCTGTGGTTAACTTCTGGAAGGTGTTTGGGGTTTGGAAGAAATGCTTCCGCAACTAACTTATGAATGAAGAAATTTTTGCCGTGCCCGTGCCCACCGGATAGCTTGATAACGGAATATCCGCAATGCTCTGTATGCTGTTTCATTATTCTTTTGGATATGCAACTCCAAATACGCCCGTTCGAACTAATTTTGTACTCGTTCTCCCCGCAAAACACAGGCTTCCAAATTTCTTCTGTCATTCTTATCACCATCATTATTTTAGCACATTTTGCTCGAAATGTCAATAGTCATGTTTGCGTGTAAATGCATATATATTCTTAAAATTCATTCTTTATTCATTTTCGCCGTTTGTATTTCCCGGCAATAAAAGCGGGTTACAATGCCCGGCGCACGCTCAAAAAATAGGGGCACCCCCGCCTATACCTATATATGTATGGCAAAAAATAATTGCATAAATATTAAAAAATCTCTTGACAATAAGTAATCGTAGGCATATACTAATGGAGGAAAGCAAACAAACGAACATCCGAAAAATAAATTAGCGCCGCAAGACGCACGACCAGAAAGGAGAAGCGGGCATGAAAAAATTGGTTGCAAAATCCATAATTGGCAAGGAATACTTTTTCTCGGAAGAATACGCCTTTTACGCCCCACAAAGAAGCGCAAAGCGTATTATGGACACGCTGAACGCTAATCAGGTAGGGCTGAAGCCCGGCGAAGTATGGCATATCTACGACTACGACTGGTACATGGATACTTTCGTAGAATATCAAATCAATATCCGCAAAGGCAAGTTAAGGATTGCATCTATCTAAATGCGAAAGGAGAACATCATGAAGAAGGCAATCGGCTATATCAAAGGCCAAGACGGAAAGCAAATGACTATATACTACAATCAGGGCCGCGAAATGACAGCGGAAGAAGCAAACGGGTACAGCGAGGAAGTAGGCTATACGCCGAAGTCCTTGCAAGACGCAAGGGAAGCTGCCGCTATCATGTGGAGCGGCCAAGAGTGGGACTACAAGCCGGAGAAATAGGCAGAGCACCACGCCCGCAAGGGCACGCAATGCACAGCCCGGTCGCAAGTCCGGGCAGGCAGAAAGAGGCGAGGCAATGGCAAGAGCAAGCCCCCACGAGAGGGGGCGACGACGACGGGAGAAGCCATACTGGCATTGATACTGGCGGGCATCTGCCATATATTGCAGGGGCCGCACAGACGGCATTGAGTGTCCGTCTGGAGTACACGGCAAACGGACGCAAGGCAGAGCATAGCAATCCATCCGAATAGGGTCGAATTAGGAGAAAATAAACAAACGGCCTTGCAAGTCTAAGGTCAAGCAAACGGGGGTGAAACGATGCGGAAGTACTGGCTTAGACGTGACGACGAAAACGGCACACACCACATGATGGCGGTAACAGTCGACAGATTGGTGTCCGGTCAAAAAGTCCACGATACGTACGGCGACGAGTGGGTTGTGGATTCTGAGATCCCGGACGGAATGGAGTGAAAAAGCATGGCTGAATTGATCAAGGAACTGGAATACGCAAAGAAGTCGGCGAAATGGTTGATTGATAACGCCGATGGTCTGGTCGATATGCACGGGCTGGCATATTGGGCGGGCGAAGTCGAAAGACTTAGGCGCGAAATTAAGAAGGGGCTATAAGTAGGGGGGGCTTATCATGGAAAATGTGAAAGTTATAAGCAGGTCATGGGGTTGGACGCTGAAATGGATAGGCGCCCCAATCCCTAAGTGGATAATGAGCAACGACGGCACATTTGGATGGTACAAAAAAAAGAAAGACGCACTTTCCAGCGCCGCTTGCTACAACAAATAAGCCGCCCCCACGCTGTAACGTGAGAACGGCAGACAACCCGGAAGAACAACAAACCCGGCTGCATGGTAATTGTACCACGACAGCCTACAAATTGAAAGGGGCAATTATCATGACAGAAACTTATAATGGCTGGAAGAATAGACAAACATGGAACGTCGCGCTCTGGATTAATAACGATGAATGGCTTTACAAGGCCGCACTTGATTATATCGCCGCGCGGAAAGCAATCGCAAAAGAGACTGGAAAGCCTCTGAAACTCAGTTATGGCGGGTTTGTCCGCCGCGCCCAGCTTGCCGGAGAGCGCACGCCAGACAGAATCAGCTACACCGGCACAAGGCTTGATTACAAGGCCCTTGATGAAATGCTTATGGAAATGGCAGAAGGCTGAACATAGCCGCCCAGCGGGTCACGTTTGGCCCGCTACCATAAATCTATTATAGGAGGCTATATCATGTGTAAGGGCAACTGTAAAGAGTGTAAGCGCCTGCAAATTCCGTGCCGCACGATAAACGAGCGTTTGACGGTCTATTGTTTTGAGTGTGGCCGTTTCGGGATGCAGGGCAACAGTGTCGCGGAAGTTTATCCGGCGGTGCTAGAGGAAATCGCAGACGCAAAAGAGGATTTGAAGCGGATGGGGAAAGCGTGGACGGTTGAATGGCATGGTAAGGCAATCACAGCGGAGGCGGAGCGGCAGGAGGCGAAACAGGTTGGCTAATGTAGCATATGTCAGAGTATCGACGGTCGAGCAAAACGAGGGCCGCCAGGTGGAAGCGCTGAAGCCGCATCACATTGATAAATGGTACATTGACAAGTGCAGCGGCAAAAATACAGACCGTCCGCAATTTAAGGCAATGCTGGATTACATCCGGGATGGCGATACGGTTTTCGTCGAGGACTTTTCCCGGCTTTCCCGCTCTGTCGCTGACCTGCTGAAAATTCTTGAGGACTGCAAGCGCAAAAAAATCCGACTTGTGTCGCTCAAGGAAAACACCGACACCAGCACGCCGACCGGGGAGCTGTTTGTGACCATTGTGGCAGCTATCAACCAATTCGAGCGCCGCAACATCCTGGAACGGCAGGCGGAGGGTATCGCCCTAGCAAAGCAGAAGGGCATATACAAGGGCCGCAAGCGCATCCAGAAGCCCGACAACTGGCAGGACGTGTACAGCCGGTGGAAGCGGCGAGAGATAACGGGGATGCAGGCGATGCAGGAGCTTGACTTAAAGCGCAACACGTTTTATAATTTCGTTAAGATGGAAAGCACGGCGGGAGCCGAAAACAATAATTGACAGCCCACACGGGCGGAAAAGGAGACTATCATGGATTACGGTACAGTTAATTTTAAGG